CAAGATCAGATGCAATTGCTGCTTCTGCGGCTTCGCGAGCTTGCGATTCAGTTTCCATTTCTGTACGAATCAGAGCGCGGTCATCTGTTGCTGCTTCAATTAGTCCGTTTTGTTCTGCTTGTGTTTGGTCAAAGTATGAAACAAAATCAGCGTAGTCGGTATTGATGAAAGTAGTAAGAGCGGCTGCTTGTGCTTCATCACCGGCTTGGCGAAGTGCTGCTTCAGCATCAATGCCAGCCATAGCTGCTGCATCACCTGCTGCACGTTGAGTACTTTCGATGTTGAAAGATTCGACATTGGCTGCGGCGTGTGCGTCTAAAGCTGCTTGGAGTGCTGCATCACCTGCTGCACGATCAGCAACTTCGGCTGCAAGATTTGATGTGAGAACACCTTCTGCTTCTTGAGCGCGAGTTGCTTCTCCAATGATAGCTTGAGTATTTGCTTCTTCTGCTGCAGATGCACGACCTGCTTCGTCTTGGATAGCTTGAGCATTTGCTGCTTCTGCTTCAGATGCGCGAGTTACTTCGGCTTGAAGAGAATCACTAAGGCCCGAAATATTGTCGGCGTTTGCTGCTTCTGCGGCTTGAGCGCGTGCAACTTCTGCTGCAAGATCGTTGGTAAGAACCAATTCTGCTGCACGAGCAGATTCAGCTTCTAGATCGATAGCATCTTGAAGAGCACTTTCTGCTGCTTGAGCGCGTGAAATCTCGCTTCCAAGATCAGCTGCGAGTGCGTTTTCTGCTTCTTGAGCGCGAGCGGTTTCAGAATCAAGAGAAGTCTGAAGACCAGCGTCGGCTGCTTCACGCTGCGTTCTTTCACCCGCGAGATCTTCTGCAAATTCACCACGAACAACATCATCTGCTGCTGCAAATTCGGACCGAATAGCTGCTCTATCATTAAATGCATCGGTTGTAAGAGCAGAGATCGCATCATTAAGATCGCTGTCTGCGCCTTGGAAAGCTGTAACAACTTCTGTTAAAGAGTCAAGGGCTGCGGGATCAATGTTGCTAAGTACGCTGTCTACGCGGCCATCGAGACGTGTAATCTCTGAAGTGCGAGTAGCAACTTCGCTTGCAAGATCTGCGGTGAGAACACCTTCTGCTGCAAGAGCACGAGTCTCTTCAGCTGTGATAGCGTCTTGAAGATCGCTTTCTACGCCTTCAGCGCGTGCTTGCTCTGCTGCGAGTTCGCCTTCAAGTTCAGCTTTATCAGCCGCCATTTCGCTTCGAAGTTCAGCTTTGTCGGCTGCCATGTCGGTGCGAACAGCCTCTTCTTGTGCTTCCAAGAAGCGAACGTTGACTAGAGCGTCTTTTGAAACTAATTCCGAATACTCTAACAAGGTCATTGGCATCTGGGCCAACTTGAAATCGATAAGTGCTGATACATCAACACTACCATGAGCAGCAGACTCATCAAAGCCGGCTGATTGTTTAAGGGCAGTCATAGAAGAATAGAGTTCACCATCCTTCTCAATTCTTAAGTCCACTTGATCTATACCAACTCTGGTACGTGGGACTCTTACGATATTTGGATTATCATCTGACATATTATTTTCTCCTTGGGGGTTTCCCTAATTAAATATGTTTACTAACTTTAGGGGTTAGTGCCCTTTGTATTTATTCTAACCAGTTGTTGATATCACTTGTTGTTACAAATGAACCATCCGAACTGGCTGCGATCCACATGTCTACATCAACAAAATAGTTGAAATCGGATGGGCCGATTGCAGTTAAGACTGCTGACATAGTTGAGGGATCATTAATTTCAGACCAATCTGGGCCTGCAATATATGCAGCCAAACTGAAATCTGTCATTTGAAGGGTCATAGCGACACCATCAGGACCAACTGCAAAGTCTACTACTTTTGCTCCGGATGGTAGTTCCACTTTCATTTCTACTGCACCACCATAGTAAGGCATTGTATAGACTTTACCGCCATGCTCCATAAGCCACTCTTGAGATCCAGAGGAATAGCTTACTGAACTTACAGAACCTTCACCAAAAGCGTGAAGCAATTCTGCTGAAGAAGGAGACCCATAAGTATTCACTTGAATCTTATACACGTTTCCTTCGGTAGTTCCGACAACAAAGCACCCACTGTGGGCGTATTCGCCAGATACCGGTGTGCCAGTCATTCCTGTTTCGGCGTATGACATTAGAGTGAACTGTGAGAAGTCAGTAACTGTTGGAGTGATGTAAACATCTGTGCTTCCAGCGTTGTCCTTTAAGTACATCATAGACATAGTGCCTGATGCATCCTGACCTTTTACTACCTTTACGATATCAGACAATTGTCCATCAAAAGTCCAGTCGAATTCTCCAGAATCTCCAGAGCCACCGTCTACTGGTGGGGGATCGCCCGCACCTTCGTCTCCACCGCCTGCATCTGCGGGAGCGGAAATGGTGAAAGTGCCGGTTTCATACGCGCCGCCTCCAGATACTAGTGTAGAACCATCTGAATCCAAAGTTAGAACAAAACCAGTTTCTTCTTCCCAATTTCCGTTCTCAAGTGCCCAGAAGTATGTTCCAGCTGGAAGCTCAACTACGTCTGTTCCTGCTGCGCCGGATTCAAGCGTGCTTGTTGAAAGAAGGGTTCCGCCTTCGTGAGTATAAACATTGAATTCGACACCATTCCAGCCGTCTCCATAAGAGTCAGTTTGGGTTAGTGTCATAAGAAGGTTTGTAACAATCAATCCATAATTATTTAATACCCACTTCTCTTCATTCGAGAGGCCACCGGGCATCCAGTAAGATATGCCGCTGATTACGAATTCTTCGGGAGGGTACCCAAAATTAGCGGCCGCAGCTGCTGCCTCTGATCTATAGAGAGGGAAAATACCTTCCACGCCGGCAAGAGTGCCGTCTGCGGGTCCAGTCAATGGATTGATTGGTCCAGCATCACCATGAAACTGGATTCCGCCACCGGGACCACCGGAGATACCGTCTGGCATGAAGTAAGTTATACCATCACTTAAGACGTGTGTGTGGGTGCTAGTTCCATTTCCATAATCAGACTCTAAAGCGGCTTCTTCAGTTTCAAATACAGGAAAGTAACCATCGACAACAAAAACTCTGCCAAAATCAAATTCCGCGTGAGCAAACCATTGTTCATTATCTGCACTGTAAGTCAAATCGCCAAGATTAAACTCTTCGATGACATTTCCCTCAAAATCTATTATTGATAGGCTTTCAGCAACTGGCAATTCAGAAGCGGTAGCGAGTACAATCTTCAGCGAAACTGAGTTTGATAGATCCACAGGGAACCAATGAGAGCCATCATCTTTCAAGATACCGCGATACGCTAAACTCGATTCTTGATAAGAGCTGCTTTCATATGCGGGGGACATCCATCGCCGGATAGCGGCCAAATCGTAATCAGAATAATCATTACCAGTACCGGCGAACCATGCATCAAAGTCGGCGTATCTGGACCATGTGAGACTACTATCAGGAGTGATTTTTTTAATCCATAGATTAGAATTGTCGTATTGAGTATCAAGAGAGTATTCTGCGGGAATTCTCAAGTACCTTATTGTGTTTGGTCTGATCTGATACTCTCGAGTTGCTTGAAGAGCCTGATTGCCATCTTCGTCGGTCACGTTGTATGCTGTGGTAAATAAAAATTCTATATCTGACTCTAAGGCGGTGTAGTTGAGCATGGAGATTTGATCAGAAATATCTCCCTGCTGTGGATCATACGCGATGGCGCCCGGGTCAATATCCGAAAGTGATTCTCCGACGTGTACAGGTAGGAAATAGCTACCTACTAGGGTTATATATGGTGCATCAGGTGAGCTTTCGATTACAAAACCATCTCCCACATAATCAGGAATCGTAGCATTTGCAGTATCAAAGCCAGCATGGATATGGTAAAGAGCGGTATCCGGATTGTGAATGATATCCGCCTCAAAGGTATTCTCGGATTCGTTATCTTCTGTGTCATCGACCTCAATGGTATTCGCAAATATCCGGCGCGCGGTGCCAGTAACTCCAAATTCAGCCCAGACAGGACTGTTGAAAGCGTCGTCGACGCCGGTGACGTTCAGAATTCTCTCAGCCGGAGAAGCCATCACGCCGGTCCAACCAAGGGTGCCAGTTTGGGTTCCAACAGGTTTAAATATGTGATAGAATAAGACAAATTTTCCATCAACCTCTGGAAGTATTTCTCCGACATTATCATATACTCTCCAGTACGGCCATTGGCGTGAAGATTTTGAGATGGTAATACGCGCATCAAATATGGATTCGTAGGCGCCGTAGAGGTATATACGATCGGTGGACACGCTTCCGCCAATTGAATTCTGCAACATTTCGTTAGTTGTCATATACAGGCCCTGCTTTTCTAGATCATTATTAACAAAGAGGCGCCAGTCTTGGTCCACATTGCCTTCCGCATCAAGAGTCTGAGGGAGCAGAAGTCCTGCATACTGTATTTTAGTCTTATCATGCCAAGGGACAGATGCTCTTAAATAGGATGTACCTCCCAGCTGTTGGTTAATATATACAGGGACAGCAATGTAGTCGTCGTAATCTGCTCCCGGAAGTCCATCATCAACTCCTCCAAGAATCTGTGGCTCTCCGTAAGTAACTTCAAGTAAAGGTTTATTCCATGCCATGTTTTAAGCCCTCCTTTTTATTTGTTGTTTTTTTCATATTAAATTCTCCTTTGTTATTATTGAAATAATATAAAATATTAGGTCTTTTTTTCATCATTCTCAATTGCCGACCGTTAGGTGAAAAATTCATTCAAAAAGAGCCTTTTTTATAATCGCTTTTTTATAAAAAAACGAGAACAGAGTCTAAGGGTAGACTTGTTCTCTATAGGTATATCGCCAAAATCCAAAAGTAAAATAAAGTATGGAATTAGGCAAAAAAAATAGCCTTGAGCGTGAAAACTCAAGGCTTTAATTTTAAAACTTTATTTTTTATTTATTTAGCTATCGCGCCAGAGATTATTGGAAGCATACTTGATAATCTCGTTTGCAGAATCTTCATTATATCCGTAATCGTCAATCAAGGTCTGCACCATTTCACCATACTTCTGCTGTTGCTTTTTGTCTCTTGATTTAGACTTAGTTACGATTCTGGAGATATCTCTTACAGAATCCAGCAGCTTATTCTCAATAGCTTCTTTTAAAGGACCGTAAGATGCCCAGTCAATTGTTTCTTTTCTTCTTAACTTGGCAAACATATAAGCTGTAATATCGGCCCTGAAGTTTTCTCTTGCTGATCCAACAATGCCGATTTGCTCTTCGATAGAGCACATGAAACCTTCGTCTGCCATCATTTCCTCGCCGGTCACGTTATCTTTAACCTTTGTACTATTGACATAAGCTTCTGCATGGTCAAGATAGTTGTTAAACAAAGACTCTGCTTGTTCTTGGTAAGCCGAAACAAATGCTTTTGTAATTTCCTTTTCCAAGATCTTTAGATATTCGTCGTGAAGGTCTTTCTGCAAGAATGATAAATATCTTTCTCTTTTGCTGTCTTCAACAACTTGCTCTTTGACTTGTTTAATCAAAGCATCCCTAATCGAGATTGGGGTGACCATATTTCTGTCGGAGTCGGCCAAAGCTGCGTCGATAGCTTTCATAATAAATCTCGTAGAGATTCCGGTCATGCCTTCATCGCGAGCTTCATCTCGGAGATCATTGATATCGACCTTCTTGATATAACCTTTTTCTACAATCTCTTCACCATTGTAAATCTTCATTTTTGTCAGAGGATCTACTTTGTTTGACTCTTTTAAGCGAGTCAATACAGAGAACATAGCAGCAACTTCTAGAGTGTGAGGCGCAATATGAGCGTCAAAATCAGACTCATTCAGCAATTTGTTATAAATCTTCTGTTCTTCACCGACCTCAAGACAATAAGGAACATTCACTCTTACAATCCTGTCAAGAATTGCTTCATTTGTATTTTCAGATTTAAATTTATTCCATTCTGCTTCATTACAGTGTGCTAAAATAACTCCGTCGAAGTAAATCATAGCACCTTTTCCCGGGCTTGGAACGGCCTTCTCCTGCGTTGCAGTAATCATTGTGTGCAAGAACTCGATTTCATTTTTAAAAACCTCTACAAACTCTACTATGCCTCGATTTCCTACGTTAAAAGCACCATTAAGACTTAATACTCTTGGGTCGTCTTCCGGATAAAGATCTAATTTAGAAATGTCTTCTGTTCCGATAAGAATACTTGTGTCTTGTGTGTTAGCATCCATAGGTGGAACAACTCCAACACCCCTGCGGCCACGGATAGAAAAGGAAGTTTCAACGACTGGAAAATTCATATAATCGCCACCATATTCTTCTAATAGTCTATGGCGACATACCGGACAAAGGTCTCCTTCGATTTTAACTCCGTATATATCCATAAAATCTTCTCTCAAAGACCTAGGGACGAGATGAATAGGTTCTTCGTTAATAGGACAGTCTTTAAGTGCATAAAGAGCACCAGACCCCTCTAGCGCTCGCTTGATATGCTCTACCAAAGCAGACTTACCGGCACCAACAGGGCCAAGGAGTAAAAGCACTTGGCGGCTTTCTTCACCCTTCATAGATGCAGAATGAAGATATCTCATAATTTTGGATAGCGGCCTTTCCATGCCGAAAAAGCGATCCTGAAAATAATCATAAGTCCTCACAGCTTCGCCGTTGAACAGGTTGTTGCATCGACTGTCGTCTTCAGTCATTCTTGTCATACCTTTTTCTAAAATAGTTTTATAGAGTCTCTTATGGGCGAGCTTTGACAAGCCTTTGTCCTCTTCCAATAATTCAAGGTATTCTGCAAAAGTTCCAGAGAACTTTTCTCTTTTCTTATTAGCCTCATGGCTTTCTACCAACTTCAAAAATTTATTAGTCTTTTTCATTTTAAAATTCCCAAATCTCACCCTCTATAATAGAGGTAAAAAATACATCGTCGTCCCAAAGATATCTAATATAATCATAAACTTTATTAGCGTAAGACAAATCTAAGTCTCTTCCGTCATGTTCATGTGTTATATGCAAAGTATTATTCCTTGAGTCATAATCTGTGACGCAAACAACCGGAACACTGTTTAACCCCACATTACTAATTAGAGCGCTCCTAACGCTTTTCCACCCTTCTTTGTCAGAAATATCATTAATTGAGTAATTTTGTTGTTTTTGCTGGTAAGAATAGCTGAATAGATTTAAATCTGTACAAAGTTCTTGATCTAAATATTTTCTTATAAAAGATTCATCGTCATGTACTTCTCTTACAATCTTGCATTCTTCAAAGCCATATTTTTCTTCTATTTTCTTAAATATGGTGTACCCTAGATGGTAAGGATTAATCCTTCCAACAATAGGCCTCACAACTTGATTGTGGGACTTTAGAAAAGCGATTTGATACTTGTCTGGAAGTTCTAAATCGTGCATAATCTTCTCATGAATAGTGACTGCCCAGCCTTCATTCATAATTTTAGTTTTAGCCTGTGGGATAAAATATTTAGACCTTCTCTCCACCATCTCTATCAAATCCCTTTCCCAATCTTCAAGGTTTCTAGCATTTTTTCGAATAAAACCTAAAAGATCATAATCTTTTTTGTCATCCATAAATAGATTATCTTCGCGATCCCAAGTGTCTTGCACGCGGTTTTCTCTATCTTCGAAGATGTTTTTTGCATTCCTTGGCATACCCGGGGTGCGCCTTACTTGATATTGTATAGAGTGACAAGCATCTAAAATTTTCTCTACTTTTTCTATTCCAATATTTGGATCTTCAATATATTTCTGGACTCTTTTGGAAGCCGACTTAAACTTGCTTAAAACATTGTCGGGATCTGTGTCTTGAAACATTCTATTGTTTTTAAAAAAATCTGAATGACCAACGCAATGAGACATAGTTAACAAATGTATACTCATGGGATTTTCTAGCATCAAATATGCTATACTTGGATTACTATTAATAATCATTTCATAAGGAAGCCCTTCCATGCCTAAATTATATCTAGTTGCCGTTCGCTCAAAGGCTTTGCCAAAAGACCAATGTCTGTAGTGAGTCGGAAGGCCTGTGTACGCCATAGCCCCAATCATTTCTTTATAGTCTAAAATTTCATATTCAATAGGAAACCAATCTAGATCGTATTTTTCTTTTGCTATTTTGCAAATCTTTTCATCCCAATCTTGAAGTTCCTTAACGCTCCAGTCTTTCATCTCTCCCCTCCAAACATTTTTTGAAACGAGGGCCAAATATGTGAACCTTCGCTAATTTTAATAATCCTAAATGACGTATCAACCAAAGGATGCAAGATTCTCCAAAGGCTTCCTTCGTCATTTTCTGTATTGTAAAATAAACTGCTTCTAAAAGTATCATGAGGAGACGCTGGATTGATTTCTGCATAACAAGTCATTTGACTGACTTCTTTAAGATACAAAAATAAGTCAAAACTTTTCTTATTATCAAAACTCCAGTTCTCTCCATCTCCAGAGTAGAAAGTATATATGTTCCACACAGAAGGGTGAAATCTTTTTTTAATTATTTCTTTCTCCAGTTCCAAAGCTGTAGATGCCAAAGTGCCCCCAGTTGAAGCTCTTTCAAAAAAATCCTTTTCGGTAACCTCTTTTGCCTCTGTAGAGTGAGAAATAAACACTACTTCTATATTGTCATATTTATATTTAAGAAATTGATATAAAATAAAATAAAAACTTCTTGCTAAGTACTTCTTTTGTTTATCCATCGAACCAGATACATCCATCAAGAAGAATATGACTGCCGAATTGGTGTTTTCTGTTTTTTCTTTCATGTGCTTAAATTTTAGGTCATCTTCATGAAAAGGAAATCTTTCTCCAGATTCAGGATTCCAAGTTCCGGCGGCAAGGGCTCTCTTTTTTCTTCTAATTTTTCTTTTGATCGTTTCTTTTTTAGCCAGTTTAGTTCTCATTCCCTTTTTTCTATATCCAGAACGCTTTAACTTTTTATCTTTAATAAATTTAAACTTTTTTCTTTCTAAATCTGGGAGTTCGAGATCGGCAAAAAGATATTCTGCCAACTCTTCTAACGTTACTTCTACTTCATAGTATTCTTCGCCTGCATCTTTGCTGGCTTTTTGAGGCTTCCCTTTGCCTTTTTGTCCTTTTTTTCTAAGGACTTGGCCTTTTTTTATTTGTTTATTGCCGGCGGAGCCGGCTTTTTTGTTTTGGTCATTTTCACCGTAAACAAACTGATATTCTTTTATACCCTTTACCGGTATTTTTACTTTCTTATTGCCATCTTGTCCAATAATAGACTCATCGGCTATAACATCCTTGATACCTTCTCGGATTGCTTTATCGATTTTTGTTTTATGGCGTTTTCTATCGGCAGCAGATCTATCTGCTGAAGATTTATGTTCTCTAAAAATACTCATACTACTGTTAAAACCTCTAGTGTTATTCTGCTGCCAGAAAATATCTCAAAAGTATTATATATATTTCCGCTATCTATATAATACTCTCCGGTGGTCGGACTGTCTGTCAAGCTCATACGAAGACCAGAATCATAAACAGCCGTAGGGGCTAGATCTAGTGCGTCGACGATTCCAAAAATAGATGTCAAGTCTGTTCCGGGACTAATATCCCCCGAAGCCACAAAACTGTACACTATTCTGACAATATCTCCAGTAATTTCTACAGGAGATGTTGTAGAGCCGGGGCTTCCAGAACCGGAGCTTCCGGAGTCTTCAGTCGAAGATTGGCTGGCATGGAGTGCAGCTTGTGTGAGTGGCGGTAAAACATTAATATCTATTAAGCCCTTTCTTGTTTTTATACATTTTGCTTCAATCTGAAATAAATGGTCCACTTGACCAAAAAGTTGTCTGCCTTCAGTAAGCGAAACTATTTCAAAAAAAGAATCTCCGTACTGTACATAGTCTCCTTCTCTAACGTACAAATCCTGATCTTCGTGTAGTCTTCTTTCATGAAACTTTACATTTATCGGAATTGTTTTGTCCAAACCGTAGTGATCAGTAGAGGTAGCGATTCCTTCAAATTCCACCATTGCGTGTACTCTTATAGGAGGAAGAAAACTTTTTTCGATAGCCTCTCCATATAAAGGATGAAAGTTTGTCCTATCCATAGATATCGGAAGATACAAAATTTGTTGACCTATTACCCTTTCTAAAAGTTCATCGTTGACCTGTTTTACTAAATCTCTCTCTTTTTCTCCCAAAAACAAAGGAGGAGGAGGATTAGATGGTTTAGACCACTTATTGTTATCGTTAGCCATTATTCATGATCCTTTTTGTCTCCGAAGATAACCCTTTCTCTTGGAATCTCTATTTTTACAGCATTTTCTCTTATTGCTATTTTTGGTCGCTCTTCGTTCTTTTCTGCTCCTAGTAAATATCCCAATATTTTAAGGTCAATTTGCGTCTTAAATGTTCTCTCTTCTTCTCCCAAGTTAGATAAATTATTATCTAAAGAAAAGTCTCCCTGAATAAAGCCTTCAAACTTATGACCGTCTCTTTTTATGAAGAAGTTATCTATCTGTCCTGTATACACAATAAACGGAGTAAAAATCTCATTCATTTGTTGTTGATATTCTGTTTGTATTATCAAGGTGTAGTTAGCAACAACGTATGTTGGCACTGGCATTGATACTGTCTGATATACGACTTTTTTATTATTAAACGGAAAGTTGTTTTGTCCAAATTTCTTTCTAGCTTGTGCATTAGCAAAATTAGAAGTTTTTTTCTGATTTATCATTCTAGCAACTTCTATTCTTCCGCCGCGAGCATCATTATATTGAGGTAAATGAGACCATGCAACACCTTTCATAGAAGGATCTTTTATTAAAGACTTTCTTTCTATAGACATAACAGGCAACGTGAAAATATCCTTCTTGTTTCTAAGGTCTTTATCTTTTTTTACTTGAAAAGAGCGCTCTGGCATTGACCAAATAAGCGGAACTTTTCTCCAGCCTTCATTAGTTGTACAAAATATATTTAACTCTTCAGTTAGCCAGTCATTCAGGGCCATATCAATTGTTTCTATGGTTGATGGCATCAAGGAGATTTCTTTCAACTCTGGAGTTTCTGCTTTTGTCTCACCTTCCTTAAAGTAGGGGCGATAACCATCATATTTATCTTTTTCACTTGACATTTATTTACCCCTGAAAGATTAAGTTTGGCACTTTCTTTTGTATATTTGCTACTGATTCGGACTTTTCTGCGTCAGATTTTGCCATTTCTGTGTATGTCATCTGATCCAACATTTCTTTTAGTTCTGTTCTTAAAGAATCCTGCTCATCTTTTGCTTGAGATAAAAGAGCATCAGCATTTAGATTTACGGATTCTCCCGGTATCGGAATTGTCTGAAACTTTCCTCGAATCTGCCCTAAAGTTTCTTTAGATAGAGCCAAAGCAAAGCGGCGAATCCATTGCTTGCCTATTGCATTAATATTCTCATAAGGGATATTGTCAAACGGAATAGTATTTATATTGTTAATTCCATCTACTCCAGAATCATAATTTTCATTATTGTCCCAGCTGTTAGGGATAACACTAAATTCTACCCACATATAACGATATGTACTCAAAAGTTCTGGTATTGGAAATATTCTTAATTTGTTGTCTCTTAACTCAAATGTGTAGTGGGACAATCTTGTGTAAAGATGGTCTTCGTACGCCATGGCTTGAAGCTTGTTTTGCCAAACAGGGATTACTTCAAAGGTAGAGTCGTCTGTATATTGTCCGTAATAGTTTAAATTTCCTACTACATTTAATCCACCGTAATATCCAAAGAATCTCCACATAGCAGAAGGGGTTTTGTAATAAACCTTTTTGACGATAACTCTCTTATCTCCAACCACGCCTTCATATGGAGCATTTGCGCCGCCCACTGGGTCTATTCCTGTAGCAGATGAGCCGGAAATAATAGCTTGAAGGTCATAATCTTGTTGTTCTTCGTGCAATTCAAAAGATGCAGAATAAATCGGTATTGTTCCTCCGACACCTGCTTCAAAAGAAAACCCATCGCTAACTCTTCTTGCATACTCGAACATAACTCTAGGGAATTTTAAGTTAACGCCCTCTGGGCCAGATATTAATTCCCCTTTTTCATCGAACGTCCCTGTTGCTTGACCTAAGACATCAGATAAAACGTTTTTTGATTGATGTAAGTTAATAAGATAACTGTACTCTAGGCATGCCTCTTCATAATTTGCATAAACATTCGATGTCTTTAGCTCAATGTCCAAGACATCTCCACCTAGCTTCTGATATGTGTAGGCGACCTGTGCTGCGGCGCCTGATATGAATGCTGCGGAATCCGAATATACACCCAAGGGTAAAGCGGAAGTTACGTCAGCGGTGCTACCGGTTGGAGCCAAAATTGATTTGCTCATTTGACTGGCCGGCGTGAGTGTTGGTAAAGCCATTAATAGCACCTCCTAGAGCTAAATAGTTTCTAAATAAACAAAACCCCCCCACAAAAAGTGGGAGGGCATTATTTTTAGTATTTACCAAGTTTAGACTATGGTCCGGCTGGAGCGGTCTGTTGATTTGCAAGGTTAGTAACGATAACTAATCCGTACATATCTGGACGAACCATCTTCTTCGCATAGCGAGTCATCACGCCCTTACGTGGCACGAAGTCCTCGGTACCGAAGATTGTAGGTGTCATCTGGAGTGGCACGTATGGTGCGTAAACGTATCCGCTTTCAAGGAAAGAAGAGCCTTTACGTCCACAAAGTACTACGTTTCTTGGGAAGTAAGGATCAACATAAACGTCGAACTTCTTACTCAAGGAACCAACTTTAACTGCTCCAACCTGCCCACGATCATCATCGTGAGTAACAGCTCCACGGAATCCAGCGGTGAACTCAAGGAGGTTGGCAACTTCAGGCGAACATACGATGAAGTTTGCGCCGCCGCGAAGAGTCTTGCGGTGAATCTGTGCAGACACGTCATTAATTGTTTCAGCCAAGGTTTCATACCATTCGCTGACGTTACCAGTGAAGTCTGGAGGTCCAAAGGTGCTTGTGATTGACACACCAGTTTGGCGATTAACAAATTCGCCCGGATTGCGAGACCAGTACAAAGTACCAGCAGTTGCGCCTTTCACGAGGTCTTCCAAGATTTCTTGGTCAAGCTCAAGAGCAATGTGCTCTGAAAGGATAGAAGTCAACTCAACTTCGGCATCCAAGTTATGGTATGCGTTCAAGTCTTGAGCCAATTCTGGTGTCCACTTAGCTTTAAGCTTCTTGGTCTTCGCGGTGACAGCGATAGAATCAACCTTGATGTCGATTTCTGGAATTCCAGCTTCGCCTTCAAG